GCCATGACATTGTAATAATCTGCATCATCTGGATTCTTTTTGAAGTCGGCCAGGAACTTCTGGAAAATCTTTTTTTGTGCTTCTGATTCTTCAAAGGTGAGGGTCTTGCCAATCTTAAACTGCTTGAGAACCGGGTGGACATTTTTATATGCAAGATCCTCAAATGCATCAATTGACTCTTCAGCCCGCTTGATCTTTGCCAACATCCGAGGGTCGGTGCTTACACCTTTCTGAAGCATCTTCTTGAGAATCTGATCCCGCATTTCATCAGCAACCGCACGCGGGTCAAACATCAAATCTGCAATTTCACTTTTCAATGATTTCTGTTTGTCCGTGATGGATTTGATGATGGTCCCAATATCACGGCCATAGGCTGGCAGCAGCTCCTCATTGATCTCCCTCCAGGTTTCTTCATGTTTGCCGAGGTTCTTGATGACACCCTGCTTGTCCATGGATCTGATAAATGCACCCAGCTCATTAACCCGTTCCGGGTATCCCATTTTTGAAGTAACAAGCATTAACTCTGGATTTTTTGGATCGAGGCTTTTCCAGTATCTGTGATTTGCTGCTTCAGTCAGTTTACTCTGCCCTTTCGCTAAGGCGCTGCTGATCCCCCCTAAGAGGCCCCCAGCTGCTGCACCCCAGCCTGCGCCTGCCATGACATGCTCGGCATAGAGGCCATAATTCTTTTCATCATCAAGTAAAAAATCACTGCCCGCATACATCGATCCGACCACGGTACCCTCGGCAGCCCCCCCAGCGGCCCCCATCAATGGGCGGGATTCTAATAATTTTTGTGCTGAGGTTCCCATCCCTGGAGCTTTGGTGGCAGCTGCTGCTCCCTTGGCTTTCATTGCCCCCTGAACCACACGCCCGGCTCCTCTGGCTAATGCACCCGTTCCAAGGTATGGGACAAAGAAGGATGCAATCTCTCCGGTGGTGGAGCTGATTGGATTCTCTTCCCGGTACATTCGGATCTCATCAGGTGACATTCCCAAACCCTTGAGCGCACCATCGGACAATCCGTATGTCAGACCACGGGCGAATCCCAATGCTCCAGACTTCACCTCACTCAGAGGGTCATCCTGGATTTCTTTACGGAGCAGCCTGGTTTCTTTTTCCGATTCAGGTGCATAGGTATACCCGGCTTCCAGAGCAAGGCGGGCATTCTCGGCGGGTACTGTATAAAGGGCGTTATCTACACCAAGCAAATATATATCTTGGCCCTTGATGAAACTATAATCCCCGGATGCAATAAGATCCTGAACCCGTTCATCTGCAACAGTGACGCCCGTTTGATCCCGGTAGGAATAGAGTCTCGCCATTATTGAGCATCAGCCACTTTGGTTACACCTGGGACTGGTGGAGCCTGCTGCTGGGAGGGTGCGCCATAAAATTCCTGGAAATTAAGATCACCTGGGCCAGGCATCACATGACTGGATTTTTGGAAACCATAGATGGAACTCAGCATGATGGTATCCAATCCCTCCAATGCTGTTCTTAACTCACCCAAGGTGATGGTGGCCAGTGTGGTTTGTGGCACCAACCTTTCAACATAAATCGCCTCTCCTGCACTCATGGCCTGACCGACTTTGGCGATATCATTCTTGAACTTCAGGAATATGGAGGTGGCCGTTTGTTCCAGGTTTTTGTACTCCTTCCCTTTCACTCCTGTGATTCCCATCCCAGACTGAACTGTAGTATCCACAAGACCCCCTTTGTCTAACTTATCCAGCATCTCAAAGGCTTTTTGCTTGTTTCTCATTATTTCATAGTAGGCTCCTGAGATTTGCCGACCTTCTTTTTTGATCTGGTTCATTTCCTCTTTATTAGGATTACCCATAAGCACCCCAAGCCCAGAGATGTAGTTCCTTCCTTTCTTGCCTTGCGCCATCCACATCTGAGGTAGGATTGAAATGTAGTTTTTCATGGCGCTGATAGTCAGATTATCAATGTTTTGCTGTGCGCCTTGCTCAAGCTGGGCCTGTAACATTTTCAAGGATGCCAGTGCTTGAGCTGCTTGACCTTTGGCCCCCGCTGCTGCAATCGCTTGGTTTGTTTTGTTTAATGCAAACTGGATCATCTGGCCACGTTGCTCCTGGAGGATCCGGCGCTGCTCCCTTGCAGAAAGCAGTTTCATTTCCTTAGTCTTGAGCTTGCGCTGCTGCTCCCGGTCGATTGCCTTATCAATGATCTGCATTGCATAGTTAGGTGTTCCACCGAATGTGGCAGCTGCTGCTCCGAGTGCTGCGCCTATCACGGCCAGGACCGTCCGGGTGGTGTCACCATCGAAGGGCGGGCTTATTTCTTCCTGGGCAATTTCATCGATCTTGGTTGTGTAAACTCCAATTTCTTTGTCTACGTTTTTGGTGAGAGCATCAAGATCCATGTCGATTTTGAATTCATCAAACATGAAGTTGTAATACGTTTCAACAAACTCAATGGCTTTGAGTGCGCTATCCGCGGCATTAGGGGTTAAAATGTTTGTTTTGACTGCCGTGGTGTAATTGGTTCTGAAATCTCCGATCTGGCTCGCAGGCATAGGCATCCCAGACCGTGCAGCAAAACCTGGATCCTCTGTTTCAACAACCTCAACCTCGGCAGCCTCTTCTTTTTCTTCAGGTTTGTCCTCCAGCAGCTGCGCGGTTTCAGGTTTAGGTGGTAAATTTGCGGGATCCCTAGCGCCGAATGTCCAGAAACTGCTGGGGTCTGCTGCATCCTGCATTTCGGTTGGAGTTGGGAAATCTTTGGCGTCTCCTGTTGGAGACATTATTTCCTTCTCATCTGGACTTGGCATGGATTCGCCAATTGGAAAATCCAGTGATGGATATTGATCACGGCCAGTAAGCAACCTATCACCTATAGGATCAGGATCTCCAGATGGTGCCGCAGCTGCTTCAAGGGCTGAAATTTCCTCGGCGGGTGGCTGCACCGCACCACTATAAATCCAAGGGTTTTCTTGACCTATAGATGAACTGATTCTATTCAAATATTCCTGAATCAGCGGATCCTTCCCGCCTTCCATTGCTGGTGCGGCACCTGGTGCAATGTATCCCATGCCTTCGATACTACGGCGTGCAGCTACCTCATCGCCCTTCATGGCCGCCAGAAGGTTAGACCAAAGCTGAGGGTTATCTACATATTTGTTTGGATTCTCAGCGACTACTGCCATTTTCCAACTCCCTTAATCTTTCGTTTATATTTGCCTGTCCTGCCAGGATTGCCGCCAGGCCATGATTCATATTGAGAACCTTGCCTTCAGGGGTGTCCTTTACAAAGGATTTTCCCATTGAACTTTTCTCCAGATCCTGGGCCATAATCCCAACAAACGCACCGGGTTCCGCATAGGGTTTACTAGGGTTTTTATATTGGTATTGGTAGGCATTCAGAGCATCCAGGAATCCCTCAACTTCAGAATCCGCACCGCGTATATCTTTTTTCATCCGAATGTCGGAACCGCCCAAAGCCGCATAGGTTCCAAGTGCAGTCCCTGCAAGGCTGATCAGAGAGGCCAGAATCGTATCATCACGTTTCTGTTTGTTATTCTCCCGGTTCCACTCTGCCGCTAAATTTGCAACGTATCTTTGAGTTGCTGCATCCAGTTCCGCCAGATCCTTCTGTAGAGTGAACCCCATCTTTGTGAGATCGGCCTGCATCTGGGCTAAGTCTATGGAAACCTCCAGATCCTGCGCGGCCATGTCACCTTTGTAGGCGGCAATGGCCAAAGCGTCATCCATACTGCGGCTCTGTAAACTGAGGTTTGCATTGACCTGGGCAATGGCCAGATCCTTCTGAAGATTTGCCAGTTTAGTAGCAAGATCGAGCCTGCCTTGCTCCACGGCCTTGATCCGGCGGGCTTCCAGATTTGCCATATTTATATTGGTTTCCAGGCTTGCCTGGCTGATGACTCTGGTGAGTGCCGTCTGTTGAATGGCCAGCTCAGTAGCCTGTTCGAACTCACCATTCTTCATGGCTGTTTGGCGCCGGGTTTCCAGGTTTGCCAACTCCACCTGAAGCTCCATGGTCCCCTTGACCCGGTAGACTTCAATCAGCTGTTTCTCGGCATCGATGGTTTCCTGGGCGCGTAACTCGGCAGCCTGGCCTGTTGCTTCCTGCTGGGTGGCCATCCACATGTTTCTAAGCTGGCGGATCCGTGCAGGATCAGCAGCTGCCCCGGCCTGGAGTCCAAGCAGTTGTTTCAGGTTTTGTTCTGTTGCCCGTTTCAGCTGAAGCTGCGCCGGGCTTGTAGCTGCTCCCTTGATTCGATTCAGGAGTTCCTGGGCTAGATCATCAAGCTGGCCGATGGTGTCGATATCTTCAACCGTGAGGGCGGTGATCTGATCAACCGTGACCTCTTGAGGTGCTGCAACATCACCAACCGTGGCAGCATCTGCTTCCTCTATGGTTCCGATGGTTGTGGCAGCTGCATCATCAACTGTTCCAATCTGTGGTGCATCCCTTTTAAACTCTGCAACCTCCTGGGGTGTCAGTTCAAAAGCTTCCTTACGCATGGCCTTGGACATCGATTTTTCCCACATGGCCCTCAGCGTTGGTTCACTGAGACGGTCAAATGGGAAAACATCATCATTGTCCGCGGTGATCTTCGCTATAAACTCATCATAGGTTTTGCTGAAATTGATGTATTTACCTGTGGTCGGATCGGTTGTTTGTAGATAACTGTTCAATAATTCCACCATCCGAGGGACTTCAGTCCGACCTTCATCAGCAACAATCGCCATTTCACTCATAAACAGATTTTTTAACTCATCCTCTGAAACCCCTTCGTATGACGCTTTATTTGTTGCATACCAGGCATCAAAGGATTGATCTGTTGTGAAGGAGGTAGCATCTGTTTTCAGTTTTGCCGCGGCTTTTCGGAGGCGTATACGGTGGTTTGCCGCATTCAGTGCTTCAGACGATGAATGCATGTTGCCATCTTCATCTGGACCGTATTGAGGTGGTGGTGGTGGTGGGGGAGTGTCATCGTCACCTCCACTTGTATCTAATGGTCTTTTTGCAATAACATCAATTCTAGTTTCAAAATCTCCTTGGTCTGGCTTTTCTGGCTCAGAAGAAGGTGCATCCGAGTCAAATCCAGCATCATCAGCTTCATCATAACTCCGAATAGGTCCACCACCCACACCAAACCCCTGAGTCCCGGCCATCGGTTGTGCCGACCCTCCGAGGGCCTGGAGCAGATCAGCTTCGTCCTGGTTGATGGCTGCAAGACCCTCGTTTCTGGATCTAAGAATAGCAGCTAGGCGCTGCAAATCTTCGTCTGACATTGCGTTTCCGAATTGCTGATAAGCCATGATTAAACCGTCTTATAGGATGGAAGTTTGACTGCAACATTTTTCAATCCAATCTCAAGCATCAGATTTGAAATGGAGTATGCTTGTCCTGGGTCACTGCTAACCGTGTCGGAAAATTCAAACCGGATGCTGTCGCATTTCTGAGGGCCTTTGAGATGAAACCGGAACTGGTAGACGCCATCTGCGGCTCCAATCGATCCAGCGCCATAGGCTTCACTTCCATAGGGGTTTTCATCGCCGTATTCCTCCACACCCAGGTCAGTGATAAAATCAAAAAGATGGGTTTCGTTGTAATATTTCCGGAAATTGTAGGCGACTCTTGACTGCAGCGTATGATTGGATTTGAAATCTCCCAGGACCACTGCACGGCGCACCCGTTGAAACCCTTGGATCGATGCAGGTTTGATCCAGGCGGTGACAAGTTTCATCTGGATCGCTGCACCCACATCATCGAAGTTGCTTGACTGCTGGTAGCACAAGCCTCCGCTGGTTCTTAGATAGACATAGGAACCATCCTCCAGCCAGGTGACTGCACCATTGGCCTGGTGATTGGTGAACGTGGACCATTTGTTGACAAAATAATCATAAATTAATGACACTCCATCCGATGCAGTAAATCGAACTTGGTTTTCATCCTGGATTAAAATGGCCGATGTGATGGTCAAAGAATTGTATGCTTCAACTGGCGCACCGATGTAATGCGTGGAAAGTCCCCGGTCCAGCAAATAGATGCCTTTGTTGCTCATAAACATCAGACCCTTGGGCGTCTGGACAATAGAGCGCGTGTTGCTGCATCCGACATCTGAAGTGATGAGCTGCGGATCAGAAAAGTTATTCTGCTGCCCTGCTGCATTTGGACCGGACCCAGTTAGATAAAAAATTCGATCTGCTTCAAAGACAATCAGTTTTTCATCCATCTCTGCCAAAGCAGTGACTTCAGCAGCTTTAGGGAACGTGATGTAGAGTGAATCTGAAAATTCAATTGGACTTCCTTTGCCCCGTTTCTGCGAATACCAAAGAACCTTTGGGTTTTCACTGCTGACGGCAAACATCCGGTTTGCAAATGATCCGATCACACTGGCAGCTGGCGGGGCAACGTGTTCCAGCACTCCGCCTGTCGAGTAAAGCAGCTCTTTTGCGATTAAATTTGTGTCATTGATGGCACCCGCATCACTGAATGAAACCGTGTCGGCAGTGGTGTCGTTTGCCACTGATCCCACTTTATAGAAAACCGTTCCTGCATCCACGGTGCGGAAGACTTCGCAGATGATATTTGTGTGCGTGGTTAGGCGCAAAGTTGGGATGGTTAGAGCAGCTGTGAGGTTTGTTGATGCTGTGGTTACGGATACCGCCACCGATGGTGCTGATCGGTAGATTTGGCCTTGAGCGTCCGTGTGGACATAGACCACACGGAATTGGTAAGTTCCTGCTGTAAGGCTTCCGCCCGCAGCTGCTGCACCACTTACATTTTCCGGGTATAAATGAAACCCATGTTCTGAAATGGTCTGGCCATCATAATTGGATACAAATCCTCCACCGGAAAGTAAATTCAGACCGAGTTCCTCCGTGTCAAAATTGGATGTCGTTGTGAAGTCCAAACTTGTTTTAGAAATCCCTTTCAACGAATAAAGATCGTTGTCTCTTGATTCCAACCTGGTTTTAATTTGGAGTGGAATCTGGTAGACCCCGGCTGTCACTGCTATCGCGTTGGCCAGTGGTGCTTTCGATTGAATTCCTCCTGCCACTCCGGTATACATCTTTGCTACAATAAGCCCGGAGGAATTGAGTAAGAAAAACGTACTCTGCAGTGATGACTCATGACATATTACAAAATAGACTTTTGAATCATAAAGCCATGCCTTTGATGCCAACCCAACCGATCTTTTTAATACTGCAGGAGTGTCGATGCTGGAACTGCTCGCATCATAGGTTATCGTACATTTCTTGATCAGGTGATTGTATGAATCAGATGCATTCAGCTCATAAATGACTTCAATGTTATCACTGGAATTCAGACTCATCGTAACGTGCTTGATCA